CTTGTAAAATCGTCTATGTCACTTGTACCACTATAAAATATAGTATTTAAAGCTGTAGCTGCTCCTGCAACTACTAAATGTTTATCGTGTATTACACAATATTTTGGATAATGTGTTCCACTTACTGTTATTTCTTTTGCAAAAAAAGTTCTGTTTGTTATATCAGAATCTGTACCTGTCATTTTAAAATAGAAAGGCTTTACTCCAGATCCTTCATCAGTAATAATTACTTCACCGTATATTGTATTTCCTTCAAAAGTAGCAAAGTGTGTTTTACTTTGTGAAGTTCTTGTAGAAGCACTACGACCTGTAAAGGTACTGTAGTTATCTCCTCCACCTGCAACACTTGCTCTATTTATTTGTAACCAACTATTACCATCTTGGCTAAAATATATATTAGTTCCTGAAGTAGCAATAACTCCATCAGCGTACACATGTAGTCCTAATATTTCATTAGAGCTATTAGGTCTTGTTCCATCTCCTAACTGCGTATAACCATTTATACGTCTGTATCCGCCCTTTGTAGAGACTTCAAAGTTTTTTAATCTTGTTGCTTTTCCCGGAGTTTGTAAAAGTTCTAAAGAGTTACTAGACTTATCTAAACCCCCCTGCAACGCAACTGAAAATGGTTGCGAAGCTGCCATCAGAAATAAATCCTATCGTCTGTCATGCTTTTTGGTTGAGGATTAATAAGATTAGATTTCATATACTTCATACCTTTCTTATAATCATCTAATGCAAAAGCTGCTTGTTGTAAGTTTTCTTTAAACTGATGAACATAATAACGTGTTCTAGCTAATATAACAGGAGCATATTGGTCAGGAAGAATGATAGCATCACCGTGTGCTGATAAAGCAGTTGGTTTAGCATAAGCATAAAAATGCACGTTATATACTTTATCTGGTATAGGGCTAAGTCCAAACTTACGATGATCTGGACTGCGTATAACATAACGAGGTTCTCCATAAACTTGACCATCTGCATCATCTGAATTTTCTGCATCTCTTAAATATCTTTTCCAATCTGTTAAAGATATAAACTTTAAACCTTTAGAAACATAAGGAGCAGATTCTCCTGATACACTTATTGTTGTAATATAAAAATCATCCCAATCTATAGAAGCATAGTCTGTAGTTATACTAGAGCTTCCTGCTTTAAGCGTATACCATCTAGTTCCTGCTACACTTGCTACAGTTACGTTACCGTAAAAAGGATCTGTTTCTCCACTAGCTGCTGCAGCAAAAAAAGGTAATTGAGGTTCTTCGTTAGCTATATCATTTAACGATCTATTAATTGATTCTTTAACAAAAGCTTGAATACCTACAGCACTTGAAAAGTTTGATGATGTAAGTTGAACTTCGTTAAGCTCTCTTAAAGTCTCATTAGCGAGTGTTAAATATGTTGTAGCCATTATTTACCCTTTTTCTTTTTACCAAAAATACGATCATAGTTATCGTTGTATTTCTGTTTTGCTTCACCAGAATATGCGTTACCTAACAATCCTAAGACTCTAGTGCTTTTAGGGCCTCTAGAGCCATTTAGGATCATAGGATTTTTATCGTTTCCTATCTGTGGCATGTCTACTGATCAGGAGTAGAGCCGAGATGTAGAAACTCAATTAAATAAGTAACAGTTGTAGCTGCCGTAGCAAGATCATTTGCTAGTGGCTTAAGACGAGCATATAGTGTACGAGCAGAAGCACTATACAACGTAGATGCTATAACAATAGCTTCTGAAGTTGCTGGTCCTCCTACAACACCTGCTGTAGTAGCTGTACTTACAAACTGGTTAGCTGCGTGTCCGTGTGAGTTTTGAATAATATACAAAGGCGCGTTTGCTGTCCAAGTTACTGCTGATCCGCCATCATCAAGAATAGCTTCTTCATCAATAATTTGACCACCACCTGCAGCAGTACCTAAATCAAAATCAACATCATCGCCTGAAGCTCCTGCTGTAACAATGTTACCTGCTGGAATGGCAATAAGATTTCTGATAATAGTATCAGCTGGTTGTGTAAATGAAACATCGTAAGTAGCGTCAGCAGTTACTGCAATAGTTCCTGTTGTCGCTGAAGTCCACGAAGTACATATATTGTCAGCAATTTCCTGAACATCTCCTGTTCTAGCTGAGTTGCGCCCTGTATCTCTTACTTTAAATACTGGGTTTGACATTTTGTGTCTCCTTTATCTTTAAAAGATAAGTTAGTGTTAATAAAATTTTACTCTAAAAAAGAAAGGGGGGTTTTTACACCCCCGAATCTGTTTAGTCAATACCGTAGAAAGCAGAAACTAATGCTTCGCCACGAAGTACTTTTCCTCCATAAACATGAAGTCCTCGTACGATGTCGCCAAAGCTATCAGGATCTCTGATTACTTCAGTACTTGTAATTGTCTGAGCAGTAGCTGTAGATGACATGTGACCAGCAATACATTTGCCAGCAGCATTAGATGTGCTTGCAATGTTGTTAGTCTTGTACATGCTAAATCCACGCAACTTACCAGAAGTTACTAGACCATTTCTAATAGAACCTTGACCTGCGTTGTAATCAACAGACAAAAGTT